AGTCCAGCTTCTGCCGTAGCAGTAGATGATGTTGTCTTTTGGATGGGTGTTGACACCTTTTATATTTATGCTGGAGGCACACAACAGTTACCTTGCACTGTAAAAGATAAAGTATTTTTAGATTTTAACTTTGATGAAAGAGATAAAGTACATGTTGGTGTTAACTCAGAATTTAGTGAAGTCATTTGGTTTTATGCAAAAGCAGACAGTTCTTCTGTTAATGCTTATGTTGTCTATAACTATGCCGAAAAAGTTTGGTATTATGGAACATTAAACAGAGATGCTTGGATAGATCGTGGTATTAGAACTTTTCCAATCGCAACTGGTAATTCTCTTTTGTATAATCATGAGTTAACAAATGATGATGACGGATCGGCTATGACATCGTTTATTGAATCAGGACCTATGGACATGGGAGATGGGGACAAGTTTGTATCCATAAAACAAATGTTACCAGATGTTACCTTTAATGGTTCCACTGGTTCAACACCAAGTGTTTCGTTTACCTTAAAAGCAAAAAACTCTTCTGGAGGTAATTTTCTTCAATCAGAATCAAAAGATACAGCACGAAGCACGACAACTCCAATAGAGCAATTTACAGATAAAATAGATTATCGTGTACGAGGACGATCTTTTGCTATAAAAGTAGAATCAACTGGTGTTGGTGTTAAGTATAAGTTAGGTACGCCTCGTGTTGACATGCGACCAGATGGGAGAAGATAATGCTCGTTAGTGGTATACCACAATACTTACAAAATTTAAAAAATGAAAAAGTTGATTTAACAACAACAAACGTTACAGATTTATACACTGTTCCGACAGATGCTGATTTTAATGCTTCAGTTGTAAGTTCTCTACTTGTGTCTAATGATTCTGGTAGTGCAGATACTATTACGGTAACTTTAGTCACAACAGCACCCGCGACTTTCAGTTTATTTAAAGTTACTGCTGTAGCAGCTAACACAACTGTAGAACTGTTAACAAAAGATTTAGTGTTAAATGAGGGCGAAATATTAAAAGTACAAGCAGCAACGGCAGATAGACTTCATGTTGTTGCAAGTATACAAGAATTTGCGAAAACAAGAATAACAACAAGTGCTATAAGTGGTATATAATATTGTAAAAAGAGGAAAGAGTTGGTAGAATAAAAAATCATGGGAATATTTAGAAATATTACAAGAGCATTAAAAAAAGCAGCGCCACTGATTGGCAGCACAATAGGTTTTGCTTTTGGTGGACCTGCTGGTGCAGCTATAGGATCTGGTCTTGGCAGTTTGGCTGCAGGTCAAGATGCAGGTGACGCCCTAAAAAATGCCGCTTTAGCCTATGGTATTGGTAGTTTGGGTAAAGCAGCAGGTTTTACACAAGCTCCAGAGGGAGCAACAGGAATAAGTAGGTTTTTACCAGGCAGAGTTACACAAGCTGCAGGAGAAACTGGTTTAAGTGTAGCACCTAATTTTGGTATTGGTGCGATCGATAGAGTCCCAATGACAACTATGTTAAAAGAATCTGGTAATCCTATTTTCGAATTTATAGGAAAAAACCCTTTATTAAGTGCTAGTGCTGGTATTGGTGCACTAGCATTAAGTGGTCTTGGAAAAGAAGAAGAAAAAAATGAAGGCACAAAAGAAAGACCTTTTCCAAAAGGAACGGAAAGATTAGGCATGGGACTAATAGATGGCATGGCTTATAATCTAAATAACAAAGAAGAGAGAGATGAATATTTTAGAAAAGTCAGAGAAAAACAAGGTTTTTTTGATGATGATGTAGGTATTATGAACGCAGCTGGCGGTGGAGAGGTCGAAGGGCCTGGAACTGGCACAAGTGATTCTGTACCAGCAAGACTATCAGACGGTGAGTTTGTACTAACTGCAAAAGCGGTGAGAGGTGCAGGCGGTGGAGATAGAGATGTAGGTGCAGCTAGAATGTATGACATGATGTCTGAATTAGAGAGGGTCGCATAATGGCAACACAAACTGTAAATCAAACTCAAACCGTTAGACTAGCTCCTTTTCAAGAAGAGTTTTTAGCGGATATTTTTGCAAGTGCTAAAGCCTTAACTGGTGATGGTACACAAATGCCTTTTTCTAAACAGCAATTAGCTGATTTATCACAAGGACAACAACAAGCCATAGCGAATGCACTCAGTGGAGTAGGCGCATTTCAACCTTTTTTGCAACAAGGTAGTGCAGCAGTTGGTCAAGGTATTGCAGGTGCACAAGCAGCAAGTTATGATCCAACTTCCTATCAACAATTTATGGATCCTTTTACAGAAGATGTCATTGCAGCAACACAAGCTGATATTGCAAGACAAGGACGAATGCAACAAAACCAAGCACAAGCAAGTGCAGTAGGGGCTGGTGCGTTTGGTGGTTCAAGACAAGCCGTTATGCAAGGTGAGATTGCAAGAAATGTAATGGATCAACAAGCAAGAACAGGTGCACAATTAAGATCGCAAGGATTTCAACAAGCACAAGCAGCAGCACAACAAGCAGCGAATCAACAATTAAGACAAGCACAACTGACTGGGCAGTTAGGCGTATCTCAAGCTGGACTTGGACAATTAGGACAACAAATGGGTGTACAAGATATTAATACATTACTAGGTATTGGTGGACTGCAACAACAACAATCACAAAAAGAGTTTGATGTTGCAAGAGCTAACGACCTTGCACAACAAGCTTTGCCTTTTCAACAAGTCGGATTTATGTCCGATATATTTAGAGGTGTTCCAGCACTACAACAAACAAGTGCAACAACAACACGACCAGGTCCTAGCACAACTTCACAGATGCTTGGTCTTGGAATCGCGGGTCTTGGAGCAATAGGACAA